CGTGCCTCAAGGTTTCCTGGAATGGCGTGGGCACTTACGGCCGGGTTTACCTTGCGCCAACCTCAACCGGATATAACATTCCCCTTGATGCCAACACAACCTACATTATCTCTGTGTACCTCATGGCACCAGTGGGCGCAAGCAAGAGTGCGAATCTTCACGTACAGACGAATGACGGAAACTTCTCCTCTGCAATCGGTGGTCTCCAGACCGTCCCAGGTGACGGAGTGTGGCGTAGGTACTTTGCTTCATGGAGCCCTGGTGCTAACACGTCCGGACTAGTTTTTGTTCAGTTGCAGACCGCTGGCGACCTTTATGTTGATGGTATTCAGATTGAGCTAAAGCAGACTGCTGAAACCAACCCGTCCCCATGGAAGCCACCGAGTCTTACCAACATTGATGGCGGTATTATCAAGACGGGTTCTATCCAGTCTACCGCCACGGCCAATGGTCTTTCTGGTCAGCCAGCATGGTCAATTAACATGCAGGGCAATGCCCAGTTCGGTGACGCCAATGTCCGAGGACGCCTTGTGGTCGGTGACCCAAACAACCCGTCTGCCGATGGTGTAAATAGCCGCATCCACTCGTCCAACTATGTACCGGGTACGACTGGATGGATTATCCGTTCGGACGGCTATGCCGAATTCCGTAACCTTGCCGTTAACTCGGTAAAGGTAACCGCCTTTGACTCGCCATTCCAGAACTCGGCTTATGCAAAGCTGTACGACTACATGCAGGATGGTGCGCTTTGGCTTACCAACGGTGCGGTAGTTCAGAAGACCGACCCCGGAGCTTTCTCCGCTAACTCCCTGTTCGAGTTTACTGGTCCCGGTCTGATTATCCGTAACGGTACTGGTGTTCAGCCTATCGCGTTTGACCCAACAATTCTCTACCGTGTATCTGCGCGTGTTCGAGCTTACTCTGTTACTCCGCTAAATACCAACGGTGATTTCGAGGCGGCTACTCTTACTAACTGGAGCACCGACACCACCGGCTCAACCACAACGCTTTCTCTAAGCACTGTGGAAAAGTACGCCGGTACCAAGTCTCTCCAGATTGCTTCGTCTTCTGCGACGAATGGTGTCTATCGCGCATGGACTGGCCTTGACAATCTAAAGGCTGGATACACCTACACCCTGAGCGCTCGTATCAAGGCGAATATCCAGGCAGCCTACTACAATGCAGCAAACCAGGGAAATATTGAGCTTCGCGTCACCTACTTTAGCGGTGCCGGACAGAGCGGATTCATTTCTGAGGAACTATACCTCATTGCGCCACCCGTAGACGCCAGCGGTAACATGCTGACTGCGCCAACTGCGTGGTTCCCAATAAACGCCACCTTTACGCCCCCGGCTGGCGCAGTCAGTGCCAACTTCATTATCCGACTGGCTCGCTACGACAATGTGGCAGCGGGTACGACCATCGGTTGGGTTGACGATGTTCAGATTACCACACCCCCACGCATTAAGCTTGGTGTATTCGGAACCGACATTGACAGCAACATAATTGACTATGATTACGTCAATGATGCGACCACGCCTACCAAGAAGCACACATTCCCATCGCCGGGTTCGTATGGAACTCTTTCCACATTCACCGCTAGCCAGTATATGTGTGTTGCCAACAATGACGAAATCGCGACGGCTGTTGCTTCGTCTGACACTACTGCCGACTGGGTAACCCTTACCGGATATATCCGTGGTCGTGGTGGCTCTGGTACCGATGGTTCATTCGGTAATCCGGCAAAGGCACCAGACCCTTACCAGCCAGCTTCGCTAAACGCCAAGGTGTCCTACCTCATTCCTTACGTCGAATTTGACGTTGCTGGTGGCACCAAGGCCCAGCTCGACCAGTTCTCCATTGAGGCGTTCGAGGGTGGTGCTCCTGGAAAGGTAGCAACCGGAACAAATGCAACCGAGAAGTCGGTAACCATTGAAAAGAAGGACGGCGAGACTTTTGACCACGCCATTCGATTCTTCACCGGTCACTCCGACGAACGCAGGCCAGCCCTTCTTGGTCACAGCATCGACAACGAAATGAATGACGCGGGCCACATTAGGATTATGGCCCCTCGTCTGGTGTCTGATGCGGACGACCTCTCCAGCGCATTTATCGGACTTTGGGAGCGCAATCCGAACTACATCTACAATGCCACATTTGAGAATGGCATTACTGGATGGTCGGGAATGGCAAATACCGCTCTTTCTTGGAATGAGCTGGACGGTTATTCCGACACCAACTCGCTCACCATTACTGCCACGGGCACTATTTCATCCCCTTCTACCACGGAACTTCTTGGAAAGTATAACGTATCGACGCTTGTCAACCAGGAGCTTATTGGCCAGACGGTTACGGTTTCCGGCAAGGCCAAGATGGGAACGGCCACAGGCCGAAACGTAAGGCTTGTTGTTAAGTTCATGGACGAGGCTGGGGCGATGATTTCCGGCTGGTACATTGAAAAGGCTATTACCAATACGGCATGGACCTCGTACTCTTTCTACACGCCAGCGGTAATCCCGGACACCTGCTACTCTGTCGAATTCAGTTTCTCATGGTTCAATGGTGCGACTGGCGACATTGTTTATGTCGATGACGTTCAGCTAGAGGCGGGTGGCTTCACTGCCTTCCGCTCGGCGCAGGCTTCCCAGATTGCTCTAAATGCTGAGGCTGTTCGTACTCCTCGCGGTCTGATTGTATCTGACTCTGAACTGGACCTCCCAGATAGTGTCTGGGGTGCAACCGTAAATGGAAAGCGGGATGTTCCAATGTATCCAACGGTTGTTCTCCAGAGTGAGGGTGGAACTGGTGCATTCAGGTTCGTTAACTACACCGACTCTAGCGGTAACCGTGCGTCTGCGCAGGTTACGGTATTCTCACCTTCCGGTGTAGAAGAGGCGTCTGTTCGTGCCCATGCACTAAACGATGCCTCATTCCCTGGTCGCGTTGTTATTACAAATGCCACCGGTCAATTTGCCCTATCCACCTACCCAAATGACGGCGAGGACATGACCACCGGAAAGAACGTCCGCGTCTTTGGACACCTGGACGTTGCTGGTGACCCACCATGGGTTGCGCCAACACTATCCAACGCCACCCAGTATGCTTCTGCCTATACGGTAGCGTACTACAAGAACAACGGTAATGTTTATCTGCGTGGTTGTGTTCAGAATTACACCAAAGCGGTAACGCTATTCACCTTGCCAACTGGTTACCGTCCAGCACAAACCGTATATCTCAATGCAGTTCAGTGGACCAGCGCATTGTCCCTTGGCCAGGCCCTGGTACAGATTAACACCAATGGTACGGTACAGGTGTCGTCCAGCGCAAGCACGCTGTCCCAGTTGTCCTTCGACGGGCTTTGGTTCTCAACTTCTCCAGAAATTACCGCGCCATCCACTGGAACTGACACCACGGCTCCAGCAGCTCCATCCGGATTCAAGATTGCCGCGCTGTCGTCTGGTGCGTCCACCGGTAGCTACCGGCTATCCTGGACCAACCCGGTAGCTACCGACCTGGCGGGTGTCAAGATTATCTGGCGTTCTGACCGTTACCCAACGGTTACGGTGGCAACTTCTGGTACCAAGACGCTGACCACAGATGGCTCGATTATCACCATTACTGGTGCATCTGGTGCTGCGAAGACCTACGACCACTCTGGTTTGCCAGTTAACAAGACCATTTACTACCGCGTAGTGGCTTACGATAAGTCTGGTAACCACTCGGGTTACGTTAGCACCTCTCGTTACCTTCTTGCAAGTCCGGTTACGGTCTACGCCGACAGCTCAGACTCGTACCGTCTCGGTTATGGCGGCATGTGGCGTAACGATGGTGACGACGTTTACCAGGGTGACTGGACCGGAAACGACAACCATCGTGGTCTGTTCTTCTACGGAACCAAAATTTACGATGCCGTCAACAAGGGTGGAGTTGTACGTACTCCAACCAAGATGACAGTTTACATGAAGCGTACCGGTTCTGGTGGTAACTACACTGGTGTGGGAATTAACCTGCGCGGGCACCTTTACCAGACAAAGCCAGCAGGTGACCCGATTGGAGGTATGACCAACGAGGGTTCTGATGGTGACGACATTGTTTACTTGAGCCCGAATGAAGGCGCAACCATTACGATTCCGGCGTCATGGTATAATAACTTTGTGGACTCCACGGCCGCTAACCGAATCGAAGGTATTGGTGTCTACGGTAGCACAACCTCGGACTACGCCATCATGTATGGACGAAGCAACAGTTCCTCTAACGGCAAGGTCACGATTTATCACAAGGGTTGACAGACGCCTTTGCGTCTGCATATAATGTTCTTAGAAGAGAAAAGGTTGAATAAATAATGACTGATAATACTACCAAACTCGAATATAAGATTCAGAGTCTTAAGGAGAGGTTCGCTCGCAAGGTTGCGGATTACGAGGATGAAATCGCGGATATCCGTGCCGATGCAACCATCATGTTCGAGCAGTTGAACAAGCAGGTTCAGGACTTGCAGAAGGAGCTGAACAGCCAGAATGTTCAGGACGCTTCGTCGGAGTAAGCGAGAGGTTGCTGCCAACCCCGCCATTCCAACGACTCCCACGAATTACCCATACGGCCTTTGCATTCAAACAGAGGCCGGGTATTTCTTGATGAGGGAAAAGTTCCGCTTCCGCATTCCAACAGAGCGAGTCCTGGAGTCATGGCGCTTCGACGTTATTCAGTCATCGGAAGCCGCTGTGAGGCATATCAAGGTGGGCGGTAAGGTTGGTTTTCGTGACGGTACCATCATCCACAACATGGCCGATGGTAAGCATTACCTAATCTCGCAGAACAAAAGGCGTCACATTGTTGACCCGGATGTTTGGGAGAGGTTCAGTCTCGACTGGGGTAATGTAATCCTCGTTTCAGAGGAAGAGGCAAATCTACATGTTGATGGGGAGGTGCTAAAGTAAATTGGCAGTTTCAAGTTTTAAGGATGTCAATTGGTCGGATAACGAGTACCTTGCTACCGACAAGTTGAACACGATGTGCGCTAACAGCCGGTACCTGTTTGAGAGGGCTCCGAAGCTGTACTACAACTCGTATGGTGTCAAGAAAGACATGGGTGTTAGAATTGCGTGTGGAACGACTACAGTTCCGCCTAAGAAGGGGCAGCATTACTACGCGAAGACGGTTAACTTCGGTGCGTTTTTTACGGCCGGTTGTAAGCCAGTCGTGGTAACCTCTACCACGACTGGTGGTAACCGACGAATGATTCTAACCCAATGGGGTATTCAGGGCGTTGGCTATGTTCCAGACCACCGTGGCTTTGTTGCGGCTCTTGCAACAGCTACGCTGGAGAAGTCACACTACTTGTCTAAGACAATGTATGTGAACTGGATTGCAATGGGATACTGATGAGGTACTTCCCACTACAGAAGTGGAGCAGGCGAGAGACTCGCCTGAACCCCAACGGGTACGTGCTGGTCTTTGCCCCAGAGCATCCGAAGAGTTTCAGTGGTGGTTGGTATTATGAGCACCGGCTGGTGGCCGAGAGAAAAATCGGCCGGGTGCTTAAATCCTGGGAGACCGTGCATCACATCTCAGGAGACAAGGCAGACAACAGATGGCTCAACCTGTTCATCTGTACACGCAGAGAGCATGACCGAGCCGAGCGATTGACCGTATAAACGTTCTACGATATACTTGAGTGAGTATGAAAAAGGCGCTTATCGCGATGGGGCTAGTGCCGATTATGGTGCTAGCCCTTTTCGTTTCTCCGAGCAAAGCTTACGCCCAAGATTGTGAATCTACCACGCTGGGCACTGTTTGTGTTTCGTTGGTAGGTCAGGATGTTGTGGTGACCCTTCTTGGGCAAGAGATTGCGAGGATTACCGCGCCGGTTCGAGAGGTCCGGGTTGAGGTTCCTGTTCCAGGCCCAACTGATATTGTCCATATTCCAGGGCCAACAGTGAACATTCCGGTACCAGGACCAACTAAGACGGTAACGATTCCCGTTCCCGGCAGCACATCGACTGCCACAGCTACCGTAACCTTGCGCCCTTCTGGACAGAGGGACGTGGCTCGTGGTATGATTGAGCCATCAACCACTCCTTCGGCGGACGAAATTACGCCGGGTTCTAATCCAACGGCGACCGTAACTGTTACACCGTCCCCGAAGGCAGTGGTTGATGAACCTGATAAAATAAGAACCATCACTATTCCACAAGCCATCGGACTCTCCGTTGGCTTTTTGTTGCTGGGCCTACTTCTAGGTCTTCTAGCGTTGTATAGCGCATACACTGTCGGGTATAAGAATTCGGAACAGTCAGAGGCCAAGAAGTGGAGGCAGTTCAGCGACGACCTATTCGGTAAGAAGGGAAAGCATTGAGCGACATGAAGTGGGCCTTTGTTGGAGACCTACAGATTCCATATCACGATAAGCGTGCAGTGGCACTCTTTTTCAAGGTGATGAAGTCCTGGAAGCCCAATGCCATCGATATTGTTGGTGACATTGACGACCAGTTGGAATACAGCAGTTTCTCCGATGGAACCACGGACGAGTTCTTTAGTCGCCTCAAGAAGAGTAAGCAGGAAGAGGGCGAGTCGGACGATGAGTTTCGCCGTAGGCTTTCTCCGCTTCCGTTCGTGAGGGAAAATGCTCTGGGTGCTCGTGAGTTCTACACCGAGCTGCGAACCAACCATGGGTCTGCCGACATTCATTCGAGTCTGGGAAACCACGACATTCGAATTTTTAAGTACATGGACAAGAAGGCTCCGGACTATGTTGAGGAGCTGACGCCAAATATGCTGTGGGGTCTGGATGACCTCGGCATCACCTGGCGGCATTACGACCTCCCGCCGCTGGAGCGATTCGGCGGGATTTACGTTCACCACGGAGCGACGACAACAACTACAGGTCTTGCAGTAAAGGCAGACATAGAGAATTACAATATCTCTCTTGCTCGTGGCCATGACCACCGTGGTGGTATCGTCTATAAGTCTTATCCCATGACCAACACCACCCTGGTGGGTCTGGGTACCGGTCACCTCTGTGACCCGAGCGCTTATGGGCTGAGATACACTATCAATCCGTCCTGGGAGCTGGGCTTCGGAATCGGCCATGTGGTCGATGGGGTGGCCTCCCTCCAGTTCGTTCCTATTTCGCCAGACTACGTGTGTGTGGTTGATGGGCGGATTTTCAAGGGTTAGCCCTTGACTAACTACTCTGCTATAATTAGAGTAGTTTAGCTTGTAAGGAGGTTAAAATTGTTCTCAAAGGTATTCGCTAAGGATGCTGCTGAGCGTGCCGTGAAGGCTTTTGCGTCTGCGCTACTATCCGTCTGGGTCGTAGGCGACAAGGCGTTTAATCTATTCAACGTCAATTGGTCCGATGCCCTCGGCGTTGGTGGTGGAGCTGCGGTAGCTTCTGTTCTGCTATCCTTGGTATCATACAAGGCAGGCGTCACTGGTACCGCTTCTGCGGTCAAGAATGTTACGTACACCGGAGACAGCCGTGTACTGTAAGAAGTGTTCCGGCCGGGTCTTTGTGGACAGGGTTTACTCTGATTCATCGAGGGTCGAGCTTTTTTGCGTCAAGTGCGGAGTGCGCTGGATGCTAGATTCAAGGAAGAGTAAGTTTGCAGCATGGGTTCTAAAGAGGGAGAAGGAACACGCGCTCGCAAGCGTAATCGTCGCCTAAGGTATTTCTACCTTAACGGTGATTTGCACAGGGTCCTGAGCATTAATCGTGCTCAGGACCTTGTGGTTACCTGGCATTTCAAGGACGGTAAGCGACGAGCCTACGTTTGGTCTGATGCGCGGAGGCGTCTGGAAAAGGCGTTTACGATGCGGCAGGTTGGTCAGATGATTAACCGCCATCGTGTTAACATCGAGAAATACATTCTGGAGGGCAAGATTCGAGCCCCTGAGAGAATCTATACGCTCGACGGCAAGAAAACACCGGGTAAGTATATGTTCTCCGAGAAGGATGTATTCGAACTTCACGATTATCTGCTGACTGTTCATATTGGTCGGCCCCGCAAGGATGGCAAGATTACGCCTGGGCGTATGCCCTCCCGTGCGGAGCTAAGAGCGATGATGCAGCATGACACAACCGTGTATATCAGGTCTGCTGATGGCACGTATACCCCCGTATGGAAAGAAATTAACTGGTGACGATTAGGATTAAGAAGGCACCCCAGTTCGAGACCTTTGGTAACGAACTGAATGCAGAGGTTGCGCTTCTCCAGGCGGCAGGGGCCATTGACATGGCCGTTTATCTTGCCGTACAATCAGGAAGCATCGAGAAGTTGCTCGATGGCGCGGCTATGTGGATTGGCATGGCTGAGCGGCTTGCGACAGGCTTTGATTCCGATGACGAGAACGAGCCTGCACCTAATACAGACAAGCCGCCTTTTGGATTTTGCAGACCTGCCCCGGTACCGGTTGAGATAACGCCGGATATTATCGTGGAGGCAGACACTAATGAAGAGGAGAACGAAGATGCATGAGGTTGTTGAGCCCAAGGGTACCCCGCACCGTATCAAGGTGAACCTGGGTTATACTCGAAACATGGGCGACTTCGAGTCGCTGCGCATGGACATTGGTCTTGAGCTGGACGGCTACGGTAACCCGAACCCGACCTTCGACAAGGCATACAAGTTTGTTGAGGACCGTCTAATGGCTCACCTTTCCGAGGTTGAGGAAGAGGTCCGCGCGGTCAAGAAGGGTAAGGTAAGGAAGTAAGACATGGCCTCACAGAACGCAGAAGCGAAGCAGGCGTACGCACTCATTAGTCTTTATGAGCAGTGTTTTACCAAGAAGTACAACCGTAAGCCTCAGGTTAATCGCTTTCGCGAGAAGTGGGGCTTCATGGATATGGTCGCTGACCTCACATACAGTGAGGCACGGGATACGGTTGAGTATTACTTCAAGACCGGGAAGCAAGGACACCCGGTTAATTTCCTTCTCCAGAACTACGACAAGATTCACCAGTTCATGGAAGAAAAGAAGCAGGATGAGTTGAAGCGCGCGGAGCTGCGAGCGCAGACCGCACAGCGGGTAAGGGAGATGGAAGAGAAGAATGGCTAATACTGAACTCAAGGTTATCAACGCGGTTTGTGCCAACAAGGACATTTCGGTCCTGTACGCGGATAACGTGGACGACCTCTTCTCGGCTTACGCTGACGTGTGGAAGGGGCTTAAGAACTACTACGACAAGTTCCACGCGGTTCCGGATTTTGGAGTTCTCCAGGATAAGTACGGTGACCTGGACAAGATTGACGTAAAGGCCGAGACTGCCTATTACGTGGACGAACTCAAGAATGAATTCCTCAAGTCCCGCATGGAGCAGATTATGCTCAAGGCGGCTGAGGCTCAGCGTGACGGTGAGGCTCCCGGACGAGTCCTGGAGAAGATGAACACGGCCCTGGCTAAGCTGGGGCGGTTCACCAACAACGTTCGTGACGTTGACATTACCGACTTCGAGAATGCCGAGCAGCATATTCGAGCGGTCAAGGAGCGTAGCGCTGCCAACGGTTCGCCGGGTATTCCGACTACGTTTAAGTCTATCGACTCGGTTTATCCGACCGGTATGGCTCCGGGCCACATGATTACGGTCATTGGTTGGCCCGGTAAGGCTAAGACGTGGTTCACCTCCCTCCTTGCGTGCAAGGCGTGGGAGCAGGGCTTCAAGCCGATGATTGTCTCTCTGGAAATGAGTCCGGAGAATATGCGCGACCGTATTTACACGATGATGGGCTCGGGTCTGTTCCGAGCTTCCGACTTCGCCCGTGGTGATGTGAACATTGACGACTTCCATGCTTGGGGTAAGCGTCGGTTCGACAATAAGGGCGGCTTCGTGGTAGTATCTAATGAGGGAGTTGCTGATGTGACTCCGAACACGGTTCAGGCCAAGATTGACCAGCACAAGCCTGATTTGGTCATCTGTGACTATCACCAGTTGTTCCAAAACAACGGTAAGTCGAATAGCCCGACCGAGCGAGGAATGGCGGTTTCCCGTGAGTTCAAGATGCTCGCGGTGACCAACAATATCCCGCTTATCGATATTACGGCTGCGACCCAGAGCGATGTTTCCGACCGGGATTCACCTCCGATGATGAGTCAGGTTGCCTGGTCCAAGGCTATCGAGTACGATAGCGACATGGCCTTTGCTGTGCATAAGAACGACGATTCCGGCCTCGTTGAGATTGTCTGCCGGAAGAACCGGCACGGCGGCATGTTCGACTTCTTCCTAGACTGGGATATCGACCGTGGTATCATCAAGGAGAAGTTCGACCTTTGAGACATGCACAAGACGATTAAGAGATTTGCGATGGAGGGCAGGGTTGGCGACGATGCCGACTTTGCCCGCCTCCGTTCTCATTACGAAACACTAATCATCACCAACATGAGAGACCAAGGCTACGTACCTGTACTAGACCTTGGTCCCTATTGGTCTACCAGCTATCGCAAGGAAGAGGGCGAATACGATTTCGTTCTCTCCGTTTATGGAGTTTATCTTGGGAGGAGGCGTTCATGGGAGGTAGAGGGGATTTCGGCGGGTCGAGAGATAAAGAGACTTACACCCCGAACCAAGTCGAAGCCACCCTCGGAGCCTGCGGAGTAGAGGTTGAGGGCGAGACGACAAACGACTTCCTGTGTTTCTGTCCTTTCCACGGAAATAGGCACAGTCCGTCGTTCAGCGTTTCAAAGACCAACGGTGCCTATATTTGTTTCAATCACTCGTGTGGCGCAACTGGTACACTGATTGAGCTGGTGAAGAGGAAGACGAGCCGCAACGAGTTTGAGGCTCGTCGTCTTGTCCTCAAAAAGGCAAGCGAAACTCAGCAAGCATTCGAAGACAAGTTGAAGGCGGCTCTGTCGCCGGTTGTCGATTTTGTAGAATTTCCTCAAAGCACGCTCGACCGCATGTACGAGGATTTTTGGAAGTACAACGAGCCCGTAGACTATATGCTGGAAAAGCGCGGGTTTACCGAGGAGACCCTGCGGTACTTCAAGGTAGGTTTTTCTCTCAAGCGAGAGATTATCGCCGTGCCGATGCACGACCCCAAGGGAATGCCAGTCGGTGTAATTGGTCGCCCTGCCGACCCTGACAACAAGTTCTTCAAGAACTCCAAGGGTCTGCCTACCAGCAAGACGCTGTGGAACCTGCACCGAGCTAAGCGGACAGGTGATACAGTGATTATCTGCGAAGCGTCGTTCGATGCGATGCGGATTCACCAGGCCGGGTACGAGAATGTGGTAGCCTGTCTAGGCGGTAACTTTAGCCCGTACCACTTCGACCTTCTTGATAAGTATTTCTCGACTATCGTCATCATGACGGACTTCGACAAGAAGGAAAAGCACATGTACACTGGTTGTCGGAAGTGCAAGAAGCGCGGGCTGAACCTGTGTGCTGGCCATAATCCTGGTCGAGACCTTGGTGCTACAATTGCGGCGGGTTTGCACCGAAAGAAAATCCTCTGGGCATCGTATGACGAGAAGGTAATCTACCCTCACAATGCGAAGGACGCTGGAGACATGACGGACGAAGAAATCCGTCAGTGCCTCAGGAACGCGGTCAGTAACTTCACCTACGAAGGTTGGCAGCTCTACTGAGAAGGGGGAGGAAATAATCCTCCCCAAGCTTGCTGACTCCAACAGTCAGTGGTACAATGGTAGTATAAGCAGGCTCGACTAAAGAAGCCTCGAATAACTTACTAGGAGATTATAAAAAATGGCAGTTGTTAAGGGACTCGCGTCCATCAAGAAGCACCAGGCTGAGCAGCAGGAAAAGGCTGCGGCTGGTGGAAAGAAGTTCCCGGAGTTTCTTTACCGGGTGTTCCCGAAGGTTGTCGGGAATGAGGTTGTGGTTCGGTTCCTCCAGGAGCTTGACCCCGACATGGATAACTACCGCGAGGACCGAGGCATTGGCCTTATCGCCGTAGAGCACGAGGCAGGTGCGGAGTCGAAGGAGACCGAGGCTCCTAAGAAGGGCTTTATGTACAAGGCCCTCTGCACTGCGGCTGACGACGGTGAGTGCTACGCCTGTGCCAAGCACAAGGAGAACTACAAGGGCGGCTGGAGGCCGAAGCAGAACCTTTACATTAACGTTCTGGTTGAGGTCGATGGCGAGAAGAAGGTCTTTGTTCTCTCCAAGAACGCTAACTCCTCTTTCGTCCAGTCCCTTATTCAGGAGGCTGTTGACGAGGGCTCCATCACCGATGCGAACTACCGAATCACCAAGACTGGTGACGGCACTACTACTCAGTGGCTTCTTAAGCGCCTCAAGGGTGAGCCGCTGGACGACAGCTCTGCTGAGCTGTGGGACCTGGAGAACGAGGTTCTTAAGGACATTCCTTTCGAGGACCAGGCTGAATTTTACGGCAAGGCTCACGGTGGATTCACCGCGCGTGAGAGTTCTTCCGACTCTGCTCCCGCCCGTTCGGCTGCGGCTGACGACAACGACGAGTGGTAAGATGATTTAGCGGCGAGGGCCACCTGGACACCGGGTGGCCCTTTCTGCTATCATAAGCTTATTATGTCCTTCGAATTTACGGAAGAGTACACCAGCTACATACGGAGCCCCAAGTGGAAGCTCGTGTGTAAGCGTTATTGGACGACGTACGGTAAAAAGTGCCAGGCGTGTGGGTCCAGGAAGAATTTGCAGGTCCACCACAAAACCTATGAGCGCTTCCGCAGGGAGCTTTTGACAGACCTCACCGGTCTGTGCCAAACTTGCCATCGGATAGTCCACCAGACGCACCGAGCGAATCGCCGGGTTTCTTTGCGTCTGGTCACCGAGCGATACGTTGTCGCTAAGAGAATGAATAAGAACTAGAAGCCCCCCGACGAGCCTATAACCGGGGGCTTCCTACTTTTAAGGAGAAAAGGCTTGCCGTACACAGAGTTGCACCTGCATGACTATTATTCGACCCTTGATGGTCTGAATTCCCCGAGCGAATATATGAAGCGTGCCAAGGAGCTTGGCATGACTCACCTTGCTCAGACGAACCACGGTACTCTGGGTGGCCACCGTGAATTCCAGAAGGCTGCCAAGGAAGCGGGCATTGTTCCGATTCTTGGTGTGGAAGCGTATATCTCTCCCACCGACCGCTTTGACAAGCGAGCGAAGAACAAGCGCACCGATGGCACCAACACCTACAACCATCTGATTATCCTCGCGCAGAATGAGACGGGTCTCAAGACGCTTAACGCGCTTAACGAGATTGCGTGGACCGAGGGTTTCTACAATAAGCCTCGTATCGACATGGACGCGCTTGAGCAGCACAACGATGGACTTATCGTCCTTTCGGGCTGCCTCAACTCCATGATTTGTAAGGCGATTGAGGCGGGTAATGCCGAAGAGGCTATTCGGATTGCCGAGCGATTCCAGAGCATTCTTGGTGACGGCTTCTTTATGGAGGTCCAGGCGCATAACCCGGTGGAGATGAATACAGCTCTGTTGGCGATTGCCGACAAGTTGCACATCAAGCCGGTGGTTACGTCTGACTGTCACTACGCTCGCAAGGAAGACCTGTGGATTGAAGAGGCGATGCTTATTCTCTCCACCAACCCGAAGTTCGAGAAGAACATCGACCTCAAGAAGTCTCAGAAGATGGATATTCTTGAACGGTTTAACTACCTGTACCCCGACCGCACGATGACTTTTGAGCAGATTGAGATTTACCTCAGGTCCGCTCAGGAGCAGTTGAATGCGTTCAAGGCTCAGGGATTTGACCGGGACGATATCGTCAAGAACACCGAGCTAATCGCTCAGTCGATTGAGGATTATCCGTTCCACCAGGGTCTCGACCTGCTGCCCAAGCCGAAGAACGGTAACCCTGATGACCTTCTGGAGAAGAAGGCGCGGGCGGGTCTGCGTACTCGCGGATTCGATAAGAACCCTGAGTATGTCGCACGTCTCGAAGAGGAACTGGAGATTATCAAGAACAAGCAGTTCTCCACGTACTTCCTTGTCGTTGCGAATATGATTAAGTGGTCCAAGGACCAGGGTATTCTGGTTGGGCCGGGCCGTGGTTCTGGTGCTGGTTCCCTTGTGAACTACGCGCTGGGAATTACCGACGTTGACCCGATTAAGTATGGCCTGCTGTTCTTCCGCTTTATCAACCCCGAGCGTAACGACTTCCCGGATATTGACACCGACTTTGAGGACCGTCGTCGTGGCGAGGTGAAGGATTATCTTCGCCGGAAGTTCACCCATGTGGCTTCTATTGCTACCTTCGGTTACTTCAAGGATAAGGGTGTTGTCCGAGATGCAGCGCGGGTTTACCGAATTCCGATTGCCGAGGTGAATAAGGCTCTCAAGAGCGTTACGACGTTCGAGGAGTTCCAGACTTCGGAAAGCACCAAGGAGTTCCGGGAGAAGTACCCGGAGGTTGAGAAGTTGGCTGACCAGCTTCGCGGCCGGATTCGTAATACGGGTATGCACGCGGCCGGTGTGGTTATTGCCAAGGAGCCTATTGCCAAGTACGCTCCTATCGAGACCGCGAAGGACCCGAACGACCCGAGCGGTGTCCGTCTTCCTCTTGTCGCTATGGACATGAATGAGGCGGCTGACCTTGGTCTGATTAAGTTGGATGCCCTGGGACTTAAGTGTCTCTCGGTTATTGATGACGCTCTGGAGATGGTTAAGGAGCGGCACAACCGGGATATCACGTTGCAGGAGATTGACCTTGAGGACAAGAACGTCTACAAGATGCTTTCCGAGGGTTACACTAAGGGCGTCTTCCAGTGTGAGGCTGTGCCTTACACGAACCTGATTCTCAAAATGGGAGGGGTTCATTCATTTGCCGAGCTGTCAGCGTCTAACGCTCTGGTTCGTCCGGGTGCAATGAATACCATTGGTGCCGAGTACATCGCTCGTAAGAACGGTGAGTCCACGGTTACCTTTGCCCATGAGGATATGCGGTCCTTCACCGAGGAGACGTACGGAGAGATTCTGTATCAGGAGCAGGTTATGCTTGCCATGACCGAACTGGCCGGAATGTCGATGGCGACTGCCGATAAGGTCCGTAAGATTATCGGTAAGAAGAAGGACGTTACCGAGTTCGAGCAGTACCGTGCGGAATTCATTGAGGGTGCCAGCAAGAAGGTTTCTCCGTCGATTGCCGAGAAATTGTGGCACGACTTTGAGGCTCACGCCGGTTATTCGTTCAATAAGTCACACGCCGTGGCATACTCGATGCTGTCGTACTGGACAGCTTGGCTCAAGCGGTACTACCCGCTGGAGTTCATGTACGCCATGCTCAAGAACGAGGGCGACAAGGATGCTCGTACCGAGTATCTGATTGAGGCTAAGCGTCTGGGCGTTCCGGTGAAGTTGCCGCACGTCAATTCGTCTGGTCTCGACTTCACCATTCAGGACAACGCTATTCGGTTCGGTCTGTCGAATATCAAGTTCATCTCCGACAACCTCGGAGGCAGGCTGATTGAGGCGCGTCCGTTCGCGAATTACGAAGCACTCAAGGAAAAGGTCATGGAGAAGGGCAACGGCCTTTCGACCCGTGTTCTTGCGGCTCTCAACGCTGTAGGCGCGGCGACCTTCGCGGACAACCCGAAGCGTGGGGATGAGAGGAATAACTTCTACGAGTACCTGAACATTCCCGCGTTCGAGACTCCGGATATTCCTCCGGGTGTCAAGGCTCAGTTCCGCACGCTGGATGAGTTCGAGGAGACGGGATGCTTTGCGGTCCTCGGAATGGTGAAGGGAATTAAGCGCGGTCAGGGCTGGTCTCGAATTGAGGTTGTTGACGAGACCGGAACGGCGGGTATTTTCCACACGGAGAATACGCCTATCGAAGCCGGGGCTATGTATGCTATGCTGGTAGCCGATAACCGGGTCGCTCGATATGTCACGGTGGATGAGCTGACCAGGGGCAGCACGAATACGTTCGTCAGGCATCTGTTCACCAAGTCTTACCGGGACCTGACCGAGGGCTTTTACCGGGTGGTCGCTTTCCAGTCGCACAAGACGAAGGCTGGAAAGAATATGGCGTATCTCGTCTTGAGCGATGCAGAGAAGAATCTGACTCGCGTCCTTGCATTCCCCCAGATGTTCCATAAGGCATATGGGTTCTGTAAGGAAGGCTCGACCGTAGAGGCCGAGTTTGGTCACACCGAGGATGGAACCGTGTTCTTGCGGGAAGTAATCGGTCGATGACCCCGCCGCCCTTCGGGGCGGCAAGCTTTAAAGGAGGAAAATGCATGGAATTGTGGAGGGGTGCTTTTATAAAGCACCGAGATTATCTGCACGATAGTTGGTTCGAACATGAGTTGGCGGACGGTGGCTCTTATGGAGTTGCCGAGGATTATCCTCTCGAAGCCAGGCTGAATCCAGTAGACATGAGCGAGTACAACGGCACTAGAACTCACTTTGTGATTAGGATAATTCTTCACGGGGGCCAGTCGTATGATTACCTTGTTCCTGCCGACAAGAACGACCATTATCCAAACCGTGAAGAAATTAAGTCCGCCATTGACTCGCAAAATGAAACCGCTCTGCCAAGTGGCGTCAAGAGGCAGCTTTCGAGTATCTTGACTCCAGAGTCATTTGCACTATGGTCTTCTGTTTCAGAAGAACCTGGAACGTTCAATGCAAACCAAACATGAGGAGGAAAATGACCAAGCCGACACAAATTGACCTAGCCCCATTCCTGGCGGCTGCAATTGAAGAGGCTGGAGGCGTAATTCGTATCCCCTACGACGCCTTCCGTAATGTATCTGGAGCCATCGCGTTCGACCTAGAGGACGATGGGGCTACCATCGCCATGAGTATCACCGAGGAGATTCCCGTTGAAGATTGAGTTCACCCGCCTGCGCGAAAATGCAGAGGCTCCGCGTTATGCCCGCCTGGGAGACGCGGGTGCGGATATTACGACGACGGACGCATTTGTTCTAAAGCCTGGGGAGCAGATTGTGGTGGGCACTGGAGTGGCCATCGCGGTTCCGGACGGCTACGCAGCGTTCGTCCATCCTCGCTCGGGTCTGGCAGCTCGGTATGGCGTCTCCGTGACCAACGCTCCCGGCACCATCGACTCCGGATATCGTGGAGAGATTAAGGCAATCCTTATTAACCACGGTGACGACACCCTATTTTTCCAACCGGGCGACCGAATTGCTCAGCTCGTGATTCAGCGTTATGAGCATGTGCAGTGGGTTGAAGTTGAATCCCTTGAGGAAACTGAGCGAGGAGTCAACGGCTTCGGCTCGACTGGAATGGTCTCGGTATAGTATACTGAGGTTATGGTAAATGGCTACTTCCTCCGGGGAGTCAACGAAGACCACATCCTGGTTTTTCGCTCTGACGACCCGGAGGAACTTTTGCGTATTATTCAGCGGCTGTGCGCCAGTCGCGATAAACAAACGAAGGCGCTTGCCCAACAACTAGAACTACATTGGTATGAAGGAGAAAAAAAGTAAGTGGCTCTTGAAGATTTCCTGTCCAAGTTGGACCCGAAGACCGCGAAGCGACTCAAGACGGCTCAGCAGATTGAGCTGGTCAAGTTTCCCGTGGCTTCTAGCGGCCTGACTCACGCCCTCGGTGGCGGAATTGGTGCCGGACGTATTACCCTGGTGTACGGAAACACCAGCTCCGGTAAGTCCGTTCTGATGATGCAGACCATCGGTTTGCTCCAGAAGCAGGGCAAGGTATGTGCCTGGGTGGACGTTGAGGGTACGTACGAAAAGAGTTTCGGTGCCAAGTTGGGTATCGATAACGACGAACTGATTCTGATTCAGAAGAAGTCGTTCGGTGGAATTACTGATGAGATTATGCCGCTTATTCGGGCGGGTATCGATATGGTCGTTATCGACTCCATCAGTGACGCTCTCCCCGAAGTCTTTGTTGACAAGGACGGAGAGGCAGTAGAGTTCGATAAGATGAAGCAGCTGGGTGCTCACGCCAAGTCTTGTACGATGATGGTCAACGCCATTCACTACGAGAACGATAGTACGGCGGTAGTGCTGATTTCCCAGACGACCACCAAGATTGAGCAGACCTACGTCAAGCAGGTTCCGCATGGTGGCCAGAAGGTCCCCTTCGCTTCTTCCCAGATTATCAAGTTGACCAGTTCTAACACCGAGGGTCAGCAGATTATGGGTAACTCCTACGTCGGAGACCTTGTGATTGAGGCTCCAATTGGGCGTAAGGTTGAATACTACGTCGAGAAGAACAAATTGGGTCCGCAGTCGCGTAAGGGCAAGTACGACCTTTATTATGCTGGGGATTTTGTTGGAATCGACGCGGTTGGTGAGGTTGTCGATACCGCCGAAGCGTTTGGCATTGTGACAAAGAAGGGCGCATGGTACACTGTTGAAGAGAAGCAGTACCAGGGCCGTCCAAAGGTCATTGCCACACTCCGCGAGGATGCGGCGCTGCTGAATACACTTAAGGAAAGGATTACGCTCGTCCTAACGGGTGAGCTTCCGGAAACTGATGAAGTTTAGCGATTTTATCGCTCAGCAGCCTAGGCAGGATGAGGCACCCAAGGGAATTCCGATTGACGGAGCCTTTGGGTGCCAAACCTGTTTTGAGCAAATTGATGAGGCTGAATATTTTCAGGTCGAGAAGATTCTGAAATGGAAGTGCTCCGAGGGGCACATCAGTTACATCGAGGACTTCCAGCTATGAGCGAAGCAGCAGAGATAAAGCGCGATGGCGCTACGCCCGTGAAGAATTCCGGGCGGTCGAAGGGAACGAATAAGGGTGACGCCATTCTAGAACCGTTTCTTGTCGATTATAAGGAATACAACAAGACCTTCGGCGTCAGCAAGGAATTCTGGGCTAAGATTTCCACGGACGCCATCAATAATGGTCGTCGGCAGCCAGCTCTCAAGTTGGTTATTCGAGACGATGATGACCCAGAATCCAAGACACCAAAGACCCGGCTGTGGGTAATTGGAGACTCCATGTTTCATGAGATGCTGGAGGCTTGGAAGGAGAAGTACGAAGAATGAGGCTGCGGATTACAGTGCCCGAGCAGGTCTTTGAGTTTGACCTGGATGATGAGGATTACGAGGCATTCAAGGCAGCGGAGGCGGATGGCATGGAGGATTACTTCCTTGACAGCTACCTGTCCGATGTGGACCCTGAAAAGGAGTGGGAAGTCTATGAGCCCGAGACGCCTGTAGGAATTATCACAACCAGCACAATTGGCGGCGGGCTCTCTAAGCCAGAGCAGAATAAGAGGTTTAAGTGAGCGAGTACAACGCAGAGCACCCATTGGAGACTATCTCCAAGATTACCGAGTTCAACGACCTGTCTGAGTTCATGCAGGACCAGCACCTAGACCGTGCCCTCGACCTGGCAATCAAATGTCTGGCACAGCCGGATATTGCAGCGACCAAGGCTCCTAAGTTGATTGTTGAGCTACAGGCAATTTCGTTCAAGTTCGCTGTCCATGCGGTTGAGTACGCAACCATCAAGAAGGACCGGGCGGGTACGGACAACAACCACAAGAAGAATATTTACTATTCCACCAAGGAAGCGCTTGACCGTCTCGTAGACGCTCTCAAGTACGCTGCCAGGGCGTAGTAGAAAAGTTGGTGGGGGAATGCTATAATGGGTATAAACGAAAAGGATTAAAGACTTGTCACGAAATATAATCTCCGGCCTTAAGTTCCGAAAGCAGCCTGATGGCTTCAACGCGAACGAGCTGGCAACATTGCTCGAAGAGAGCTATATGCAGCAAAGGCGTCAGGATAAGCATACCCAGAAGAAGACGTTTTCCCCCAGCACAATCGGATATGGCCACGGAACCTGCCCCCGGTATTGGTTCCTGGCCTTTTCCGGTGCTCCCTTCGTGGAGACCGTAGATGCCCTCGGCATCGCCAATATGGCGAATGGTACTCAGGCGCACGAGCGTATTGAGAAGTTGTTCGATGACTCGGGTATTCGCCTGGGCAACGAAATCGAAATCACGATGATTGACCCGCCTATTCGCGGCTATGCTGACGTTGAAATCGATTGGAAGGGCGAGCCGGTTATTGGTGAGATTAAGACTACTCGCCAGGAAGCGTTCCTTGTCCGTGAGGCATCCGGTAAGCCTAGCGCTAACCACCTGTTCCAGATTCTTATTTACATGCGAGCCCGTGAGCGTCAGTACGGATTCCTTCTGTATGAGAACAAGAATTCTCAGGAGTTCTTGGTTATCCCAATCGAGATGACCGAGAAGAACGCCGAGATTCTGGACAATGCGCTCGATTGGATGCGCACTGTTTATAAGTCATACGAGGACGAGTCAGCTCCGGTTCGTCCGTGGAAGAAGCAGGTTAAGGTTTGCCAGGGCTGTCCCGTAAAGGATTGGTGCTGGAGTGATGAATCTCCGGAGGGTGTCGAGGACATTCCTCGCATGGAGGTTCCAACGCTGTGAGGATTTGCGCATACGCTGAATGTGGTCTTGAGTTTGAGCCCAAGACGCATAACCAGCGTTACTGCTCTGACGATTGTTGCCGTCGTGCCACTAATGCTCGTCTCATGAAGCAGTATTATGAGAAGAAGGCGCGAAGGCAGGGTCGCATTCGCGTATGCGCCGCTTCCGGCTGTGAAACTCGTCTGTCGCGATACAATGACGGGAAGATTTGCCAGAAGTGTGCTGCGGCTCAGGAAACTGAGCGGAGGCAGCAGTTGCTAAATATTGTGGGTCTATAAGTGGGACTAGCAGTTCTAAAAAGAACTAAAGCCAGCAAGGTGATGGGCATTGACTGTTCAACACACGCGCTGGCTTTTACCATCTTTTACAACCGCAGGCCAATCCACTGGGGCAAGATAAACTTCGAGGGCGCTGATGTTTTCGAGCGGCTTGCCGATGCAGCAGATAAGCTGCGGGCTGTGAAGGATGAGTTTGACGTAGACTATATTGCCTTTGAAGGTGCCATCATGGCTAAGGTGAAAAATCCGGATGTCACGATTAAGCTGGCGATGGTCTACGGTGCCTGTATTGCAGAGCTGATGCGGAAGAACGTCAAGGTTGTAACGGTAAAACCGCTTGAGTGGCAATCTTACATCGGGAACCCGAACTTTAAATTGGCAGAGAAAAACGCCTTGAAGGCCGAGTTCCCAGGGAAGTCAGCATCATGGTACTCAACCAAGATTCGCTCCATTAGGAAGCAGAGGACCATGGACTTCTTCAACAAGAAGTGGCCTCAAATGGCACTTGAGGATAACGACGTCGGGGATTCTGCTGGAATCGCCTATTTCGCGTATCACACTCTAACGTCAAGATAATTGCCAATACTGTCGTATTTATGTTATACTGACAGTATGAGAAAAAGTTATAGCGTATCGCCAGGAGATACCTTCGAGGACTGGACGGTCCTGGAATATAAGTCTGGAAGTAAGACTCCCGTCCTAGTCCGCTGCACATGTGGAAACGAATCCAATGTGCAAGCTCACGCCCTAGTTAATGGGCTTTCCAAAAGGTGCCGCGAGTGCGGCTATAAGGTTTGGGCACAGAGCCGAGCTAAGCCAGAAGGCTGGGCCATGCGTA